TGTCAGTTGCACATTTTTGTTTATAGAAAACATCAATGCAACTGACAAAATCACAACTAAAATCCAAGGTAACTTTTTCATGGATGAACAACAACTGTCTTTAAGAAATTAGGGAACTCAGCTCCTACATCAAAACAAGGGCATGATTTAATCCACTCTGCTGGCTCGACCTCTCCGTCTCCATCAGAATCTGGTGAGGTATCTCTATGCCCAAGTATTTCAAAGATTTGATACTTTTGACAAATCTCAGATACTAAGTTATGTAGAGCCTGTTTTTGCGCTTCAGTTCGTGTATCTGCCGGTTTACCATTTGAGTCCAGTCCACCAATATAGCAAATACCGATACTGTGCTTATTATATGATTGACCAGAGAAACCTTTTGTGTTGCAGTGAGCACCATATTTATTAAGTGGTCTGCCTGGTTCTATGGTACCATCTAAATCAATTACGTAATGATAGCCGATTTGATTGAATCCACGTTGCTTGTGCATTCTATCAATATCTTTAGCTTTGAAATTCACTCCTTCTTTAGTGGCTGAGCAGTGAATTATAATAGAGTCAATCTTATTCATTCAACGAAAGAACTGAAAGGTAAATACCATTCTTGTTCGCCCTCATACGGGGAACCATCAAGAACAGCCCAGCAGCCTCTAATGGAACCGTCTGTGCGTTTAATGATTTCACTTACCTTTGCGCTTCTTCCAATTAACCCCTCCATTTTCATTTCTGTCAATGCAACAGAGGGTATGATATATATGGTTTGTCCGTTCTTCATATTAATAGCCAGTAGGCGGTTGACGGTGAGGACAAGATGGCTTTTCACATTTCAAGATTTTCAAACGAGTGTTTTCCACACTAAGTTCTGTTATCTGAATATGTAATTGAGCCTTTTCATCTCTATGTTTTGCTACATCAACATACAATGAATCAATTTTTTTGTTTAGTTCTTTATTCTCGTTATGAGCCTCTTCATACAACTTATGCCATTCATCGGACTGTTTGGCTTCGTTTTCAATATTTTGAGCTTCATTTTTTAGATCTTCAGATTTACGTTTCTGAGGAAGCAATAAAAACATCATGATATTTCCACACACCATGCCAACCAAGGCAGTGATTATTTGTTCAAGCATTAAAGTTGTTAAGAGTTAGATTCTGGTTTAGACTGTTCAGGTACAATTACATTGAATGTGATACCGCCTTCACCACCACCTTCAATGTTCAACTTACTAACTTGCGCTTCTTTTACTGGGTACATTTCCATCAATGCTTTAGTTGCACTAACGGCCACACTTCTTAATGGAGCTGGAGAGAGCCTTGTGCCGCGTCTATCTCGATATTCCGCTGTAGAGGTTTCTTCTATAATGTGAACAAGATTCTCGGTTAGAAATTTCTTCATATATTTAGCCTCCTCATACGTCATATCCTCCAGTTCTTTTAGATACGCCTGGATGTCCTCACGCATTAAGAGGGTTTTAGCTAAATGCTTTGTATGTTTAGAGTCACATTTGAAAACCTCAGAATAACACTTTGCAGCGTTGCCGGCGTATGGCGCACTACCATTTACGTACAGCTCACAAAACAAAATTTCATTTTCGGTTAATTTTGAGTCCATTACTTATTTAGTTAAAAAGCCCTGCAAAACAGGGCTTTTGTTTAATATGAATAGAGATATTCTACTCATTTTGTTTTTTATGTTCAAGCAATTTCTCCATAATGACATCTCTGAACAAGTTGCCGATTCCAGTAACCGCTGCTTCAACGTCTTCAATACTGTTTAGATACTCCATATTGAAGTTGATTTGCAGGTCATATCCAGATATTTCTACCAGTGTTTTATTGATGTCTTCGTTGACTATTTTACACACCGATCTGTCCGAAATCATCTTAAACTCTACACGTGGTTCATCAACCGTTTGTACTGTTTCTTCTGCCATATCCTTATATCTTAAAATGTTTCCTACTTTTTTCTGTTTTAGTCATTGCAATTTCGCCACCCTCAATAACACCACCAACACTTCTCATTCTTTGTGTGAGAACTGCGACAACATTGGTAGTTGCCGAAACGTCCGCGTCTGCATCGTGAGCATCATCGAGTTCAACACCAAGTCTTTCGCACATCAATTCAAGTTTATATGATGATGTATTTGGGGTCGCACACATCGCCAACTGTCCTAAAATTATTGTGTCAAGCACATCTGGTTGCCAATGCCCATAGAAGTCTTCGTGTCCTCTAAGATGTTTGGAAACTTCTTTGACAAGACCAGCATATTCCATCATTTGCATAAAGAAACCTTTATCAAAATCAACATTCTGTCCGATTAGAAACGGTTTCATATTCTTTGGAGTTTTAGGAGTATGGTCGGCAATAAATTGGACCACCTCATTTGCTACCGTTACAATATCCACACCCATATTATAGAGCATGTCCATAGTAATAGCGGAATATTCCAGAGCCTTTGATTCGTAATCCATAGGCTTCTCTTCTTCAATGTCATGTTTGTTTTTAAGCACTTTGCGTTTTGCAGTAACGCCTTTGATTTCTTTTTGGTTGTATGGATAAATATATTTCACATACGAACCGAGACGTTCAAATGTGTCCAAACGAGTTGCATGAATTGCAATCTGGGTGCAGGCTGATGTTTGACATTTCAACCCACCAGTCTCAAAATCTAAAGTGAATGCTACGAGAATTGGATTCTCTTCTTTTGGTGCTGCCATATTATATCAATTTTTGTATTATTTGTAATGCTTTTGTCAGAAACTCTTGTAGTGTACCATTGTTTTCTATAATCGCATTGTAAGCTGCATCTTCAATAGTAACTCGAACTTTATCGCGTTTTAATCTCTCTGGAGAGACAGTTTGACGCAATAACTCAATGTCTCTTTTGATAAGGATTGGCACGATTCGATATTGTTGATCAAATTTTTCCCACAGTTTCAGTAACCCCTTTTCATCAATCACATAACTACACGCTCCATTTTCGGGAACTTGGCTTGTTTGTGACCAATAATGAAAGCCACCAAACTTAGTATAAGCTAACATCTGTTCTTTTGGAGGCATATCACACTCAGACACAAAATGATGGTCTACACCGTCAACTTCACCCTCTCTGATTGGGCGAGTGGTATATGAAACGATGACTGGAATATCCAGCATTTTCTTTAGATATTCGGCCAATGACGTTTTACCGCTTCCCGACGGCCCTACAATTGCTAAAATGGTTGGTTTCATTACACAACTTCTAATACACTACGTTTGTTAAATTGAAGATTATTTTTGCCTTCATAATCACTGTACTTGATAGTTGCAGAGAAAATGATCAATTTATTTTTGGCATTCATTAACGCACCACGATGTTGAGCATATTCTTCCGGCCAAATCACACATTCGCAAATATCATTGTTTTGCTGGAGCGTGACTTTACAGAAAACTTCAATATCACCTGTCTTTTTACTTGTGAATTTGCGTTCTTCAACATCAACAACTGTAGCGCAAATTGCCACTTTCTTATCTTCTGCTTCCAAAGGAGCAACGTCTCTTAAAGTTGCATAGGAAGCCTTACCTTTCAATTGAGACTTTGCTTCAGAGTTATCATATATTCTTTTATAATCTATGGCACCAATGCCAGACACCACGATTTGCTGCTGACTCCAGAAATAATGCTTGTTAATCATATCTGCTGGAAAGTCTTTTTCTTTAATTTCAAACCCTAAATGTTCAGCAGCTTTTTCAATAATAGCATATCGTTCTACTACTGATTCAGCATGTTCAACCTTATCGAAACACCCGGCAAGAATCAAGTTTAGGACACATCTCGCATTTACTGGACATCGAGTAGCTTCTTCTGCATTATCAGGATCATCCCAATATTCATACTTTTTCAGTTTGTATTTGAATATTCGGTCAATGAAGTTGTTGATGCTTGTGAAATCTCCATTCTTACGGCGTTCTTCCATAATCCATTGCACAGCCTTAGTTCCGAGTTGCTTGACACGTGATAAGGACCAGAATATCGAATCCGTTGCATAATCTGTATGAAAAGCGTCTTCACTTACATTAATATCTGGAGGAACAACCTTTGCATTGCTACATGCTTCCATCTCTCCCATCAATGTAACAAGTTCATCGTCATCTGCCCATTGTAATGCCACAGTATAGAATGCAGTTGGATAATTAGCCTTCAAATATGCACCAACGTATGATGTAACGGCATAAGCAGTAGCGTGGCTCTTGTTAAAACAATATGCTCCAGCAGCTTCGATTTGCGCCCATATAGCATCTGCATCTTCTTTAGGGCACCCATTTTCTTTTGCTCCAGTCATGAATTTGTCTTTCATTGCCAAAATC